TTAAAAATCAGAGAAGATAACAACGCTTTCATTGAGGTACTCCTTTCATGCAGTAAGCCCATTCCCGCGCACGGCGGTTTTCCAGTCCTTGATTTTTGACGCCATTCACAAACACCCAGCGGGTAAGCTGGTCGCACGCCTGCCACCACTGCTGACGTTTGATAAACGAGACCAGCGTCGAGCGACAGGCCGCGCCGGTTCCAACGTTGAAGGCAAAACTGACCAGCGCGTCATAGACGCGCGGCGGCATCTTCACCGGCACGCACACGGCGAGTCGTTGCTCGGTATTGAGCACATCCGCGACGAGGTTCACCGCCGCCTGTCGCTCGGTGATATCCCCTTTCGGGGTGACACCGGCAGTGTGGCCGATGCCTGACGTCCACACGCCCGCGCTACACTGGTAAGGTGTCAGGCGACATCCTTCGAGGTCAGCGAGTAACGCCAGCCCCTCGGGCGAGGTATTCAGCAGACGAAAGTCAGGCATCAGCGCCGCCAGCGCCAGCACAGCGGCCACACTGCATTTTTTAATGATTGAGCTCACGAATAGCCCCCTTATCGAGTCCGAGCGAAATCAGATAGCGATAGGTTTTTCGCTTAAACCAGTAATTCGTCAGCGCGGTAAAAATGGCGCAGCCACCGCCGACATACAGCGCCAGCTTTTCAGGGGACATCGCCCCGAAATACGCCACCCCCACGGCCAGCCAGTAGGCGACAAACGTCGTGATTTTTTCCATGTTCAGTCCCATAGATTCACCGTCTCGGTTTTCGGGGCGCTGTCGGTCTCGGGCAGCTCGATAGCCGTGCCGTGCGGCAGGATGACGCCCAGCTCCGACAGCCCCGGATTCGACTGCAGCACCGTCTCGACCACGCCCCCGGTGCGCCCGTAATAGCGCGCACACATCGCGTCGAGGGTGTCACCCTGCATCGCACAGACCTTCATCAGATTTGCCCCACAATGCAGCGCGCCCTCTCCTGAATGCGCGCCACTGACCAGCGCATATCCCGCCACATTTCATCGATAGTGTTGTCGATACTGTCGGCCTTTTTGTCGCCCTTGCTGGTCGCATCCACACCCCGATAACGCTCGTAAAGCGTGGCGGTCGTCATCGCGCATACGGCGTTGAAATAGTGGAAGCAGCGCACGCTCTCGCCGTCGAGTTCGTCGGTCGGGACATCCGCGAGCGTGGCGTGACCGGCGTCGAGCTGGCGGTCGCGCCAGTCGCGCAGCTCCGCATTGGTTTCCGCGATGGCGGTCTTAATTGCGCGGCGCAGGCGCACAGGGGAAACAGTCTGCTCAAGGCGCATTTCTTCGCGCACGCGCTTCGGGTCTACATCAGGGAAAAATCCCGTGTTTTTAATGACCGGCTCGCTCACGCCCGGTGGCGGTATCACCACGCCCGGCACGTCCTGCGGCGTTGTTTTGGGCTCAATAATCAGTGTCGTCATGACAACCTCGGAAAATAGGTGGGCGGTGGACGCCGGTCGCAGACAGGGTAATCAATACCCGCATTGACCGGCGTGCCGCCCGGCTCGGGGAGCGTTCGGTTAACCTGCGGCTTTTGCCGCTTTAGGAGGACGTCCGCGCCGTGCCGCCGGTTTAGCGGCAGGTTTGCGCGTGCGTGGTTTAGTCGTTTTGGGCGCGGGCTCTGGCTTCGGTTTAAGCTGGCGCTCAAGCTGTTCGATATCCTTTTTCACGCCGATAGTTCGCTCTAACTGGATCGCACGCTGCAGGTGCACCAGTGCCTCGGGCAGTTTCCCTGTGTCACGCAGCACGTAGCCGGTGATTTTGTGCAGCTTCGCGCGCACGATGTCAGGCATATCTGCACGCTCAGTCAGCGCGAGGGTATCGAGCAGCAGCGCCAGCTCAGGTGACTGTTTTGCGTCACACAGACGCTGTGCGGCAAGCGCCACTTCCTCAGCCAGCAGGCATGGCGTCGGACGGCGACCGACCGGCATCGTCATGCCATAGGTCATGGCGTAACGGGCAATCTCCAGCGCACCGGCGATGTCATTTGCATCGAGACGCCAGAGCATGACGGTCATAACAATGTCATCCTGTACGCCTTTACCATTGGCAAGAACACCCGCCACCCATGGCAGGTAGAACGGCAGCAGCTCACGCTTTTTCTCGGCTTTCTGCTCTTTGGAACTGATTTGTCTAAGTGTGCGATTGTCTGCGGCCAGCTTAACCAGCATCTGCTCATAGGCAGTTGCATTGCGCAGCGGAGCAGCACCCCGCCGCGCAGTTTCAGAGGCCGAGACCCGCATCATGTGAAGCGCTGCGGGGCTCGTCATGGCTTACTCTCCGCCGTTCTGGTCAGCAGGCGCGGCGGCGCTTTCTGGCTCAGCAGGAGCCGCGAAGTTGCCGAGAGTGATGTTTTCAATCAGGCAACCGGCGGCGTGAGCCTCGACCACATAATCGATGTTCATCGATTCATAGTTTTCGATGCGGTCTTTTTTCGGCTCCTCGATGATGGCGCGGCGGTGCGCATCATCCATGAAGTAAATCGACAGGTTATCGAGGCGCGTCACCATCAGCGCATTGGCCGGGAAGTACGGCACACGCACGGCAGGCAAATTGCCAATGCGCTTCTGGCTGATGATGATGTCAGCGGCCAGCGACTCGCTGTTTTCCTGCGTCTTGTTGACAATCGGGAAATATTTATCCGCGAGCAGCTTGCGACCTGTGATGACCACGAGCTCCGGGTCGTCCTGATAAATCTCGTCAATCAGGTTAGTGGTGGCGTCCATCACCAGCGCGTCGAGGTTGGCATAATCGCCGTTTTCACCCACGCGGATCACCGCCGAAACCACATCGCCGTTTGCATCAGTGATTTTCGACATGACGCGTGCCGGTGCTTCATTGCGGTATTTCTGCAGCCAGCCCACCGCCACATCCTGCAGCATCGGATGCGTTTTGCGGTTGGAGGTTTCCGCGCGCTCGATACCGTTGAAACCGGCCATGATGAAATCGAGCGACTGTCGCTTGATAATCGCGTCACGGATACGGGTCTGGAAGTCCTGGAATCGCGCCCACAGGTCGAGCTGTTTGTAACGGATATGGAAATCAAAGTTGATTTGCGCACATTCGTATTTGTTGGATTCCAGCGCCGTAAAATCGGCGGTCTTGCGCTCGTCATCCCCGGCAGTATCAGCGGTGCTCGCAATCGTACCGTTGACACCCACCCCGACTTTTTCGCCTTTCAGCTCGTCGACCGGCACAATGTTGATTTTGGTCAGAAACGCGGATGACACCTGCAGGGTATTCATCAGGGTTTGCGTGACCGACGGCTCGACGGTGAATTTCTTCGCCACGTCATCAGTGGAAACGCCGTTCAGCTCCGCAACGCGGGACATGTAGGCATTAAATTTAAAGCGGGTTTCTTTACGCATTGTTATTCCTGTTTTCTAAAAATGGGGTCTCAGGCCGGACAGCGCCCGGCGCGTTATCAGCAGTTAGTCAGCAGCTCGTCGCCCGTCCCGCCTTTCGACTTCTCGCGGCGCGGCTGGCTATGGCTTTCGGTGTTATCGAGGGCGCTTTTTAGCGAAGTAAACGCCTGCGCGCTTTCGTCTGCCTTGCGCGTCACGTCCTGCTTAAACTGAGCGAAGGTGGTCTCAAGCTCCGCGATGCGCTGGTCAGTCGCGCTGAGACAGGTCTGCACCAGCTCAGAGACTTCCGTCACCGCTTCATGCACGTCAGCAAAACGCGCGTCGTCGCTGACCTGCTTGCGGCTGAAAATGGCCTTGACCTTGTCGGTCAGGCTGTTGAGCACGGTGTCGGGGACATCTTCAAATTCCAGCTCAGCCAGCGTGGCAACGGAAAACAGATCGTCAGGCTGGTCTTTTTTACCGGCGAGCGGGTTCTGCGTGGCGCGGCTGCAGAATTCGAGGTATTCGGTGCCGAGGCTTGCCGGGTCATCGGTGACGGCGAGGCCAATCAGGTAACACTTGCCGCTATTTGAGAAATTCGGGCGAATTTCCATGGAGGTGTAAACCTTCTGACCGGCACGCACCATGCTCACCAGCTCGTCGAGCGGGGCGATTTTGCCAAACAGCGCTTTCTTGCCGTTCAGTGCAGAGTCATCGCTGATGATTTCCGCTTTGACTTCCGTCACATCGCCATAGCGCTTAAACGGGCTGTCAGGCCAGAGACTTTTGATATGTTCCAGATTGATGCGACAGCCATAGACACGCGGGTCAAAGGTGTCAGCCATGTCCTGAATGTCATCGCCGTTAATCACGCGGCCATCGCAGGTGTCACCCTCGACGCCGATGCGAAACCACTTAGAAACTACTTTCTTTGCCATTGTTCAGGTGTCCTGATGTTGGGTTTTCGGTTCGGGCTTAGTTTCCCGACTCCGACCCGCATCAGCCACCGCTTGCAGAAGTGCAACCCCTGACACAACAGGGGCTTAGCGATAAAGACCTGTTAATTCCTTAGCCTTGCCCCGTATTCACCGACACGAGGCAACCATGACCATTTCGACTGACCTCTCCCTTTTGCACGACCCGCGACGACAGGCGCGCCTGCTGTTCTGGCAGGGATTCTCTGTGCCACAAATCGCCAACACGCTGCAGGTGAAGCGCCCGACGGTTCAGAGCTGGAAGCAGCGCGACGGATGGGAAGAAACCGCCCCGCTCAACCGCGTGGAAACGACGCTTGAGGCGCGGCTGATTCAGCTCTACGCAAAGCCCGACCTGACACCACATGACTTTAAGGTCGCTGATTTCCTGTCACGCCAGATGGAACGGTTCGCACGCATCAACCGCTACGGCCAGACCGGAAATGAAGTGGATTTAAACCCCAACATTGCGAGCCGCAACAAAGGGGATCGCAAAAAGCCGAAACGCAATTATTTCAGCGACGAGGCTATCGAGAAGCTGGAAGAGATTTTCCTCGACCAGTCGTTTGAGTATCAGCTCAACTGGCACAGGGCAGGCATCGCGCACCGTATTCGCCACATCCTCAAATCGCGCCAGATTGGCGCAACGTTTTACTTTGCACGCGAGGCGTTGCTGCGTGCGCTGAAAACCGGACAAAACCAGATATTTTTATCCGCGAGTAAAACGCAGGCATACGTGTTCCGAAAATACATCATCGCCTTTGCGCGTCTCGTCGACGTCGACCTGTCAGGCGACCCGATTGCCATCGGCAACAACGGCGCAGAGCTGATTTTCCTCGGGACGAACTCCAACACCGCGCAGAGCCACAACGGCGACCTGTACGTCGATGAAATTTTCTGGATACCCAACTTTCAGCGGCTGCGCAAAGTGGCGTCGGGGATGGCGTCACAGTCGCACCTGCGCACCACCTATTTCTCGACCCCGTCCACGCTGGCGCACGGTGCTTATCCGTTCTGGTCAGGCGAGCTGTTTAACCGGGGGCGCAGCAACCGCGACGAACGGGTCGACATCGATATCAGCCATAAGGCGCTCGCCGGTGGCGTGCTGTGCCCGGATGGTCAGTGGCGGCAGATTGTCACTATCGAGGATGCGCTCGCCGGGGGCTGCACCCTGTTCAATCTGGGTCAGCTCAAACAGGAAAACAGTGCCGACGATTTCCGCAATCTGTTTATGTGCGAGTTCGTCGACGACAAGGCGTCGGTATTTCCGTTCGAGGAGCTGCAACGCTGCATGGTCGATGCGATGGAAGAATGGGAGGACTTCGAACAATTTGCCGACCGTCCGTTTAACTGGCGTCCGGTCTGGATTGGCTATGACCCGTCACACACCGGCGACAGCGCAGGCTGTGCGGTACTGGCTCCGCCGCTGGTTGCCGGGGGCAAGTTCCGCATCCTTGAGCGTCACCAGTGGAAAGGGATGGATTTTGCGGCGCAGGCGGAGGCCATCAGGTCACTCACCGAAAAATACACCGTCGACTATATCGGCATCGATGCGACCGGCATCGGCCAGGGTGTTTACCAGCTCGTGCGCTCATTCTTCCCGGCGGCGCGCGCCATTCGCTACACGCCAGAAATGAAAACCGCGATGGTGCTGAAAGCGAAAGACACCATCCGACGCGGGTGTCTGGAATATGACGCCGGTGCGACCGACATCACGCAGTCGTTTATGGCCATTCGCAAAACCATGACCAGCAGCGGGCGCAGTTCGACCTATGAAGCGAGTCGCAGCGAGGAAGCCAGCCACGCGGATATCGCGTGGGCGACCATGCACGCCCTGTTAAACGAACCGCTTTCCGCCGGGAGCGGGATGCACTCTAATTCAATTCTGGAAATTTACTAAGATGAAAAAACGACAGAAAAAACCAGCCACCACGACCGCCAGCGCACCGCAAAAAATGGAGGCGTTTACTTTTGGTGAGCCCTCCCCTGTTCTGGATCGCCGTGACATTCTTGATTACGTTGAGTGTATTCATAACGGAAAATGGTACGAGCCGCCGGTCAACTTGTCGGGGCTGGCGAAAAGCCTGCGCGCCGCCGTACATCACAGCTCACCAATTTACGTGAAGCGTAATATTCTGGCGAGCACCTACATCCCGCATCCGTTGCTGTCGCGTCAGGATTTCAGCCGCCTGGTGCTCGATTATCTGGTCTTTGCCAACGGCTATCTTGAAAAACGCATGAGCGTCACTGGCCAGCTCATGAAGCTGGAAACGTCGCCTGCAAAATACACCCGCCGTGGCGTCGAGGAGGATGTTTACTGGTACGTGTCGAGCTTCACCCATCCGCACGAATTTGCGCCCGGCTCGGTATTTCACCTGCTTGAGCCTGATATTAATCAGGAGCTTTACGGGATGCCGGAATACCTGAGCGCGCTCAATTCCGCCTGGCTGAATGAGTCCGCCACGCTGTTTCGTCGCAAGTATTACCAGAACGGCGCACACGCGGGTTACATCATGTACGTCACTGACGCGGCGCAAAGCAGCACCGACGTTGAGTCGCTGCGCTCTGCAATGCGGGATTCGAAAGGGCTCGGGAATTTTAAAAACCTGTTTTTCTATGCACCCAACGGAAAACCGGACGGCATTAAGATCGTGCCACTGAGTGAAGTCGCCACGAAGGATGATTTTTTCAATATCAAAAAAGTGAGCGCCGCTGACCTGCTCGATGCGCACCGCGTGCCGTTCCAGTTGATGGGCGGCAAGCCTGAAAATATCGGCTCAATGGGTGATGTCGAGAAGGTGGCGAAGGTGTTTGTGCGTAACGAGCTGTCACCACTGCAGGAGCGTTTCAAAGAGGTAAACGACTGGCTCGGAATGGAGGTGATCCGCTTTAAAGATTACAGCCTCGAATCAGAATAAAACCCGCAAAAAATGCCGCCTCCGGGCGGCATCATCACAGACCGCCTCAGACGCGCCACACGCAACGCATTTATCAGTCAGCCCCGTCGCAGGCCAGCGAAGCGGCAGCGCCGTCAGGAGGCTCGCAGGCGTACACAATTAAATGCTGACACCACATCTGGCGCGCAATGCTTTCCCCGCCACGCCTGCCCGCTTCATAGGTCGCTTTTAATGCAGGTGCAACAGCAGCCCTGAGCCGCGCCAGCGCTGGTTGTAACTGGCAAGAAACTCCCGCAAAAACTCATGCAAAAAGATGCAACTAATGCGTGCGCTACTTATTATTCTTCTAAAGGCGGGATTTCGATGCCACTTATTAGCAGTACTTTTCGATATGCCTCAAAAATAGTGTTATGTACTTTTTTTAAGTCATCAAGCATCTTTTGCCGCCCTTGTGGGGTATCTCGACCGAAATTATGTTTGCGATAAAACTCATGCGCCAAGTAATTTCTTGCCGTTAGGGCTAATGATACATACTGTAGTGTTTCATTATCTGCCAGCCCTTTTTCCTTTAAAATCCTATCAAGCCTACCCAATGTGAACTTATCCATTTCTAAAAATTGCTTTTTAAGTGTTGGAGTATCTCCACCTTGATTAATTTCATATTCGATAAGAACATTAATCAACTCAACTTCAAGCAATTGAGCAGCTTCTGATGCGTAACCAAATTTCCAATACACAGTATCAAGCGTTGCCATGAAATCCTCTCTTAAGATAAATTAGGTTCTGAAGTAAACGTATAATGTAGGAATTTTTTAATAGAGTCTAATGCCTCGCTGGTCTCATCCTTTAAAACCGCTGACGCTGAAAGAGAGTTTCAACACTGGTGGCGTTCTCACGAATAGCGTTATGTGTTGAGCGGCAGGTCTTTGTCGCCGCACGCATAATCGCGAGCATTCATACGGAAAGCAGCGCATATTTAGTCATATTACACACCTAAAAAATATGCTGATTCGATTTTTTAATCATGTATTTTACTCATTGCTCTAACTCCTCATGGATTGAAAACCCCGACCACTTATCAGCAACCGGATATTTGAATTTTTTATCGCCATAAATCACCGTTGCGCCACGCGCCAGAGCATCAAGCTCCCACCGTTCCAGCGTAATACCTTCCTGTGCTAAATCGAAACGAATTTTAGCCACGCGATCCCTTTCGGCTCGGGTCATCCTGGCTGATGGAGCTTGCTCGCTCGTTTTGAGCGGAGCTGCATTTCTTTGCTGACGATTTTTGCTGGGCGCGCCCTCTTTTGACGCCGCTCTGAGTACCCTCATCACGTCGGGCTCATCCCACCCGATGACGCCCTTATCAATCAGATTTAACACCGCTGCGGCTTGCTCAGACGGTGTGGGTGTCATAACTGGATCACCATCGGCGGTGAGCTTTCCACAGTTATTGACAGGACTCCGAGGCGCGGCAGAGCCGCTTTTCAAAGTCAAAGGCTCAACGGCCAAAACCTTTGGAACGATGCGCCAGTCTGCGGATCGCGTTATACGGATATGACCCGCGCCGAGGTGAGGGGCATAAATGCCAACCACTCTCTCGATATCTTCCTCGTATTCGTTGACCTCATCCGTCACCTTACGGGCGACCCTGACGGTATGGCCGTCACGCGGCATGTTTGCCCCACCCTGCGCGATGATATACAGGTCAAAATCGCCTTTATCTGCAGCCGCTCGCGCAGCCTCGACTCTGTCGTCAAACTCGCTGGCGATACTCACGCCGCGAGGCAGCTTGCGCAGTTCGCGGTAAGCGCCCATTGTCGGGAGGCCAATTGGTTTAAACTGCGGGATGCGCCATGTAGACGCCCATGCGGTGACGGCTGCGGCTGTATCTTTCAGAGGCTTGCCGGTGTCGTGGTCGAGCTGGCCGTCGAGCGCGTAACCGTCGATATTTTTGGCAATGTATTTAGCGATATAACCCGCCGCGCCGCCCTGATTAAGATGGCGTGATTCAAAGCGCTGTTTTGCCGCACCCTTTTCGTGGCCGTCCTCTTTTAGCGCGTAACGACGCATAATTTCGTTAATGGCTTTACGCTGACCGGGATTGCAAAACAGCATCATGTGCCAGTGTGGCGTGCCGTCGTGGTGCGGCTCGACAACGCGCATCCCGTAAACATCTAAATCGTTATCTTTGAAGGCGGTGCGTATCAGGCTCCAGATACGGCAGAGATAGCGCTGGCCGTCTTTGGGAGTGAATGCGGTTTCGTTCCAGCCGTGATTAAGCTGTACCGTTTTGTTTTTGCCTTTGCCGACCTGTCGGGTCGGGTGATACTTCGACGGCGTGGTCAGCGTGATAAACATTCCAACGTCACCAACGCTGGCCGCGTAGCGCTCAATCCCGGCGATAGTGTTCATCAGCTCCATACGACGGATTTCAGGGTTTGAGATACTCCCCATGACCTTGCTGATGAGGTCGATACGTTCGCCGGTGATTTTGTTTTCCAGCTCGCATGATTTGAGGTATTCAAGATTAGCCAGGCGGCGCGCGTGAACATCGCGGATCGCCCTTTTGCTTGCGTAAGGTGAGCGGTCTTTATTGACCTCACCGGCAGCGATGAGCAGCGCCTCGCACCAGCGCATACGTTGCGCTTTGAGCTGGTCAACCCACCACTCATCCTTAATCAGACGGGAAATAGCGGAAAACGCCTGTCGGATCGTCATCTGACCCTTACGGTATTTTTTCCAGTTCATCGGTGTGAGGTTGAAAGCGCGCGCAACACCGGCAACTTTCCCGTATAAATGCGCCTGCGCCTCATCGGTGAAAAGAGTCTCTCTTCCGCCGTGCGCGTGAGCCCATGCGTCGCTTAACTCCTCGTATCTGCTCCAGAGCTGAGAGGCTATTCTGGCCGCAAATTTCCTTAGCTCTTTGTCGTTCATATCCGGCAGGCGTGCATATTCATCACGCGCAGACAAAAACCCAATCGAGGCGGATTCATTCATCCCGCACAGCTCATTAACACGCTCAAGACGCGGCAGCAGCTTGCGCTCAAAAGTGTTTTTGAGGAAATAGAGGCCACCAAGCGGGCTTTTGGATCGGCGGATGAAGTTATAACGCGAGGTAAAAAGCGTTTGCAGGAAAAACGGCAGGCGGTCAATCCGGTTTAAAACGCCTTGCACCTGACGGAGTTCGGCACGTGTAAGGGGTCTGTCGCGGCCAATGGCCTTGCGGGATTTATTCCACGGATAAGCACCGACGAAGGTATCACCGGTGCTTTTTGATAGTGGAGGTGGTGGCGAGGGGGCGACGCGCCCCCGATTCTCAGCGGTCATTAGCGGTGAATGCTTCCAGACATTTTTGACCTAACAGCTCAACCTGCTTTTCTAAATCGGAAAACTGACGAGCTTCACCGGTTAGAAGGTTATGCAGAATCAGGCCAGAAACGAGCTTAGGAATCGTTGGATAAAAGCCCACGATATCGAGCCACTCTTTACCGGCATTCTTTCCAGATTTTGCGATTTTCTTTTCCTGCAAAATAAACTGAAATTGGTCGCTGGTAATAACGAATCTATTATCGATAACGATATTAATACTCATACAGTCCCTTATTAATTTATTACTGACTCAAAAGAGAATTGTGAAGCTTTTCGGATTCCTGCCCCAACAGCTCGATAATTTCAGTCCGATTCATTTCAGACTTACAAATGTGAGCTATCAAAGAATCAAGCGCCGACGCGAAACGGGTCGCCGTGACTAGCTGCGCCTCAACTGCGGCCTGTGCCAACAGTGCTTTCATATTGCTGCGAGGTGCTGATATTTCTTTATCCATTTACCTGGCTCCAGACAAAAAGATGCCCCGCACATTCAAGTGCGTAAAATGTTCAACTAGCTAATTAATGCAAATACTGTTCAGGCTTAACCGAGGTTAAAATAGTTGGGGTATATTCAAACAAGCTGAATAATTCACGGAGCGCGCGGAATAATTTCTCACGCCAATAACAAGAATCTTCATCAATGCGCCAGTAAGGCTGATTAAATTCGACCTCGCTTAAACCAGCATGAAGGAATAAAGTGCGGCGCTGTCCTACGGATAAAAAACCGATGTATGACGACTCAGAAGCACCAACCTGACGACGTTTTGAAAATGCCGCTCGTAATTCATCGATGCCACAAGCCAAACGCTCGCGGTCGACATCGTTCATTTCCTCAAAGCGCATAGTTGCATGACGCTGTTTTAACTGAGCATGAAAACATACTGTCAGGCGATCACGTTCCATCATCTGATTATAAAAATCACAAGTATCCTGCCAACGGGGAAGCGCAAGATGTTTACCGATTACAACGCGAAGTGATTGAGGTTGTTTTTGGACCAGCGCAAGAGTCATAACCGACATAGGGATAACCCTCTTGATTTAAAGATAAGTTTCGCGGTGGCAAAAATACCAAGCTTGCGGGTTCTAATGATAACGCCCTGACGTCCACGGCCATGGGTGATCGTGAAGTTAATCGAAACAGGGCTTTCATTACGGAGCAACTGGGCAATACAACGTGGCTCGGTCATCATTTGGGCTCCCCCAAACCAAGCCACATAAGCCACCCTTCACGAATTTCTTTCGGGCGGCTTTCGTAGGCAAGTTTCATTCCGTTGTTCCAAGCAGGCAGATAAATCCAATACTCCCCAGTACGACCAGATGCCGATTGAGGATCTGTCATTTCGATTACCGGCAATTTCCCTCTATCAATCATCCCCTTTACAGCACGCTCCGATTTGCCAATCAGTCTTGCAAACTCCTGATATGGCACTGCATCTGTTTGTAATGCGATTTGCTTCGCCATGCTAAAGACCCCTCAAACATTTATGAATCGCTTCTAATGTCTTATAGTGACTTATTGTGTTCATTTCTAAACACAAAGCTATCTACATCTAAACCAAATGGTATTGAGATCTAAACACTATGTCAAACGCGCTGAATGAAAAACTTGTACTCATTAGAAAGTCAGAATACCTAAGTAGGCAGCAACTATCTGATTTAACAGGGATTCCATATGGGACATTAAGCTATTACGAAAGCGGTCGGTCGACACCGCCTACAGATGTGATGATGAAAATATTGAAAATGCCTCAGTTCATGAAATACACACTTTGGTTTATGACTGACCAAATTTCTCCAGAATCCGGGCAGATTGCACCGGCACTCGCACACTTTGGGCAAGAAACAACAAACTTGCCGCACTCAGACCAAAAGACTGGTTAACGCTTCATCGCAGGTACATTTTTGAAAAGTGCTTAATACTGGCCGAAAAGTACCCAGCATTTAAAAACAAGCAGTTAGCAACAAAGAGTAAACATACCTTCGGAGGGTTTTCTTATGACAATTAAGAAACTCGATGATGGTCGATATGAAGTGGACATTAGACCTGCAGGGCGCAACGGAAAGCGCATCCGCAGGAAGTTCGAAAAGAAAAACGAAGCTATCGCTTTCGAGAAACATACGCAGTACAACCATCACAACAAAGAATGGTTAGCGAAACCGACAGATAAGCGGCATCTGTCGGAACTGACAAAAATTTGGTGGGAGTTGAAAGGCAAACACGAGACTCACGGTCGAGATTACCTGGGCAAGATTGAGCTGTTTACCAAGATAACCAGTGACCCATGTGCCTTTCAGATTACTAAATCATTGATAAGCCAATACAGCACTGTGCGGCGTTCTCAAGGCATCAAGCCATCGAGTATAAATCGTGATTTAACGTGTCTTAGCGGGATGTTTACTGCATTGATAGATGCGGAGCTATTTTTCGGGGAGCATCCTTTCCGGGGCCTGAAAAGGTTGAAGGAAGATAAACCAGAAACTGGATATCTCACGCAAGAAGAGATCGCCGAGCTTCTATCTAAAGTAGACGGAGATAATAAAAAAATTGCGATTCTTTGCCTTAGCACCGGCGCGAGATGGAGTGAGGCGGCAAAACTGAAAGCGGAAAACATCATCCAAAATCGCGTCACGTTTGTTAAGACAAAGACCAACAAGCCGCGAACCGTTCCGATATCCGAGGAACTGGCAACAATGATCACTGCAGGTAAGCGTGGCTTTCTGTTCACTGACGCTAACTATCCAGCGTTCAGACGGCTAATGAAGGAGTTGAAACCGGACCTGCCACCGGGTCAGGCAACGCACGCATTACGTCACAGCTTTGCCACCCACTTTATGATTAACGGGGGCAGCATTATCACGCTTCAACGGATTCTCGGGCATTCACGAATTGAGCAAACCATGACGTATGCACATTTCGCCCCTGAATACCTGCAGGACGCGATAACGCTCAATCCTTTACGCGGTGGCACTGACGCTCAGAGTGTCCACACAGTGTCCACGCTTGAGTGATTTATAGTGTTTTTCAGTGGTCTTGTGTGCCGCGCAAACCCGCATTGCACCGCTGAAAGCCCCTATTGTAAGGGCGTATAAACGCCCTTACGCAGGCTTATTTTTTGCCCTTTCATCCTGTTCTTACCCGCTTTTTCCCTCGCTGGGATACACTCTTGTTAGTGCTAAAAAAGGGAGCAACGCTGAATGGCGACATATCCGGATAGTTTAT